GGATACCGGTTTCTTTTTCGAAATCACTTGCTAAAATAAAGTTGGACATTGTTTATACCTCTCATTCTGTTTTGTTTTCCGGGCGTATGCCCGGGATTCCCGCGCCCGGTATCGGGCCGGCGTGGATCCTCTCGCGCGGGCGGTTATTGCATTTCAGTGTTTTACTATCCGGATGAGATTCCCGGCCGCGTCAAGCTCTCGAGTAAAAACCCATGTGTGTGGGCCGTTTGCATCGGATACATAAACGGCCGTTTCCGGTAAATAGTCACTTGCTACCGCGCGATAGGCCATTTCCGGCGTTGCGGCTGTCACCGCGTAAAATCCGCGGTCGGTGTTCGTTGTGATGAGATATTCCGTCATTACTGATTCCCCCTTGCTATTTGATAATTGGATTATATCATACTTATATGATATTGTAAAGCGGATTTTTGATATTTTATCATATTTTTTCTATACTACTATAACGGGCCGTTATAAACCGGGCAAAAACCGGGCCGGGGCCGTCGCTCGTTCCGACGCTCGTTCCTGCGGGCGGTTATTCCAGTGATTCTATCCGGGCGCGCGGTTTCGGTCTGTTTCGGCGTTCCGTCGGTTATACAATAATATTTTCTGTTTTCCGTTTCGGGCCGTCCCCGGGGCCGCGTTTTGTGTGTCCAGGTTTGATTTTTAGGGGCATACTATTCGTATAACTCTTATTTTGCGAATAGTTTATATTTGTTAGCTAATAAAGCTGTATCCGCGCGGGCCGGGCGGGCGTTTGCGGGCTTTTTGCGGGCGTTCCGGTGATCGGCGGGACAAATACCCCCGGAGAGGGATTCCAGGGCGAGGCCAGGGCGCGGGGGAGTGGCTTCAGTACGCCAAAATCAAAAAGGCGAAAATGGTAGTGTGATACTGTTATCACACATCACTGATAAAAAAGGTAGTTAAGGTAGTTAAAAAAGTGAATTTGTGTGAAAGTTTCTCATGTAGAGGCTCTACATGTAAAAGTTTCACACAAAACGGGTTTTTCAACTACCCGAACTACCCGAAGCAATCACACTTTACTGATAAATTATCACAACTATCGCAAAACATAATACATTATCACACTTTTAATATATCATTTTAAGTGATATAATTATCACACCGTCTTGACATTACAGCGGATATATGATATTATTATCACACAAACCGATATAGGAGGGAAAAGCAATGGAAGCGGGAGAAGCATTGAAGGAAATGCTGCGTCAGACGAAGACGACGCAAGCGGAGCTGGCGCAAAAGATAGGGTTAAAATCGCAGGGAGGCATCAGCTCGCTGGTATCAAGGAACAATTTCAACGTATCGACGCTGATAAGCATAGCGAACGCGCTGGGGTACGAAGTGGTATTGCAATCGAAGAAATACAAGATAACATTAGGTGAGGAATTGCTGCCGGAAGGTGAAAACGGGGGGAGTGACCTGGAGGCGAAAATCGAAAATATTTCGGAAATGGTTCGGGAACTTGTAGCAGAAAGCCGGGCCGAGGAAGCGAAGATCAAGAAGCCGTCTCACGGGAAAATCCCGCTTACCGCCGGAACAGCGGCGGACGGTCAGTATTACGACCCTGAGTGGTATATGCAAGAAAAGAAGAAGTAAGAGATAAAGCAGACGGTGCGTCATCGCGCGAATAACATTCGTGAGGTGGCGCATTTTTTATGGACGAAAGCCTGTTTTCAAAAATCGCGGAAAAAATAAAAAGGCACCCGGAGGACTATCAGGCGTACAGAGACCTGTACGATTTAGCGGTTTATGTGAAACAAACCGACATAGAAGTTTATTTAAAATACCTACGGTTGCTTGCGGCGGCGTGTGAGAAAGCGATCTTCGAGCCGGAGTACCCGCAGATTGTGAGTCAGGTATTCAATCTGCACAAAGAGGTGCTGTTGGCCTTGGCACCGTATGATTTTGACTCGTACATACAGTATATCGAGTGGGACAGAGAGCCTCGGAAGAAGTTTTATATGCCTCGCAGGAAGCAGCTCCGGCCGGTGGTAGACGCGTTGCAGGATTTGGAAGACGACAAATTAGACCTGTTGGCGATCTCTCTGCCTCCGGGTACCGGAAAGACTACTCTTGCAATGTTCTTTCTGACCTGGCTTGCCGGAAAGCACCCCGACGATCAGCTCCTTACCGGCTCACACTCGAACAGCTTTGTGCGAGGAGTATACGACGAGTGCCTGAGAGTATTTCAGACGAGCGGCGAATACCTGTGGCACGATGTCTTCCCGAAGCTGGCCGTAACGAGTACGAACGCGAAGGACAGCCGCATTGATCTGGGAGCGAGGCAGCGTTTTGAGACACTTGAATTTACGAGTATAGGCACCGGCAATGCCGGACTATACCGAGCCTCGCGTCTGCTCTACTGCGACGACCTGGTATCCGGTATCGAGGTGGCGTTATCTAAAGAGCGACTGGAAAAGCTGTGGGAGACCTATACGACCGACCTTCGGCAGCGTAAGATCGGCGATCACTGTAAAGAGCTTCATATAGCGACGCGGTGGTCTGTTCACGATGTAATAGGCCGACTGGAGGTTGAGTACGCGGACAATCCTCGCGCGAAGTTTATTACGGTTCCCGCGCTGAACGCGAACGATGAAAGCAACTTCAAGTATGCATACGGCGTAGGATTTTCCACAGAGTTTTATCACGAACAAAGAGCGATTATGGACGATGCCTCTTGGAGAGCATTGTATATGAACGAGCCTATCGAGCGAGAAGGACTCGTGTACCACGAAGACGAGCTGAGACGATATTGGGAGCTGCCCTCCTCGCCTCCGGACGCGATCTTGGCTATCTGCGATACCAAGGACACAGGAAAAGACTATTGCTTTATGCCGGTATGCTATGTTTACGGAGAAGACCATTATATGGCAGACTGCATATGTGATAACGGTTTGCCGGAAGTGGTGGATATACGGCTCGCGGAGATACTTCTGCGGCACAAAGTAAAGGCTTGCCGGTTCGAGTCAAACTCGGCTGGCCGCAGGACTGCCGAAAAAGTGCAGGATATGGTAAAAAGCCGAGGTGGTATCACGCATATTACTTCCAAGTTTACCAAAGCGAACAAGGAAACAAAGATTCTGATAAATTCCGATTGGGTAAAAGAGCATGTTTTGTTCAAAGACCAGAGTATGTATACGCGAAACAGCGATTATGGAAAGGCAATGAATATGCTGTGCAGTTATACGATGATGGGCAAGAACAAACACGACGATGTTCCCGACGGAATCGCACAATATGCTGAGTTTGTGCAGAGCTTAGAGGGCACGAAAGTGGAGGTTTTCAACCGGCCTTGGTAAATTGTCAGAAAATTTAGACACAATATGTTGTGTTTTGCTTGACATTAACCACAATATATGGTATGTATTATGTGACCTGTGTGTTCTTTTCCTTAATCGGTGCTATTTGCGCGTTCTCCCCGCGCGAGTAAGCACCGATTTTTATTTTATCAGGAAGGAGGGCGAGTATGGCAAACACGGTAGATTACAGCAAAGGAACCGACCAGACCCGGCAGCTAAACGGGCGGCGAATGATTCTTTATCCGGAAGTAGAAGTGACTCGTGAAAATCTGCCTTTTATTCTGGAGAAAGCATTTACAGTACACGATATTAACCGAAGCGAGATTCAGTATCTCTGGGACTATTACCGAGGTATTCAGCCCATCCTGAACCGAATCAAAAAGGTTCGGCCTGAGATTTGCAACAAGATTGTAATGAACATTGCACAGGAGATCGTTGCGTTCAAGGTTGGATACAGCTTCGGCGAGCCGATGCAGTATGTGGGCCGTACCGGTGAAGAGTCTGTCACAAAGATGGTCAGCCATCTGAACGAACTTCTGTTTGCGGAGGACAAGATACCGAAAGACCGAGATGTTTTCGAGTGGTCGATGATCTGCGGAACGGCTTTCCGGCTGGTACTTCCCGATCTTCCGGACGAAGCAGACGATGCTCCGTTCGAGATTTACACGCTCGACCCCAGGAACACTTTTGTCGTGTATAGCGCGGAGGTTGGCAATAAGCCTCTGCTCGGCGTGAAATACCTTACCGACGATCTGGGCCACCGGACGCTGACGGCGTATTCCGAAACGGCCGTATATACGATCGAAGAAGGCGAAATCGTAGACGAGAGGCCGAACCCGCTGCGGGATGTCCCGATCTATGAGTATCCGGCAAACAATGCTCGTCTTGGTGCGTTCGAGATCGTAATTCCGCTTATGGACGCGCTGAACAAGATCACTTCCAACAGACTGGATTCTGACGAACAGGTCGTACAGGCGTTTATCAAGTTTATCAACTGCGATATCAGCTCCGAGGACTTCGATGCCCTTAAAGAGAAGGGAGCCATCAAGGTCAAATCCGTAGACGGTGCCCCTGCCGATGTGGATATCGTCAGCACTCACTTGGTGCAGACCGAGACGCAGACGATGAAGAACGACATTTACAATGCCATCCTCACGATCTGCGGTATCCCGAACCGGAACGGCGGCAGCTCCACGAGCGATAACGGTATCGCGGTAGTGTACCGCGACGGCTGGGAAGCGGCTGAGACTCGCGCTAAAGATTACGAGCTGATGTTTAAGAAATCCGAAAAGCGGATGCTCAAAACTCTGCTGCGTATCTGTCGAGATGTTGACCCCGAGCTGGCCGACCTTCGCCTGAAGGATATCGACATTAAGTTTACCCGCCGGAACTATGAAAACATTCAGAGTAAGGCCCAGGTTCTTATCTCTATGTTGCAGGAGCCGAAGGTACACCCGCTGACGGCTTATGAGACTTGCGGACTGTTCACCGACCCAGAAAACGCATACTCTCTCGGAATGAAATATTACGAGGAGCAGATGTCGAAATGGGAGCCGGTAGCAGTAGACGAGACCGCTGCCGAAGCTGAAGAAGAGGTAACCGAAGATGAGAATGTATCAAGCAACGGACAGTTACCTGAAGAGGCTTAAAGCGTTTATCCGGCGAGAGTTTAACCACTACTCCACTTTAGCGTTTGACGAGCTAAATGTAACGCGGTCGAAGAAGGAAACGGAAGCGACCTTCTCCCGATTACTGGCTTTCAATCTGACGGAATACCGGAAGATTGCGGCCACGGCTCGAAAGTACGCACTCACTTTTCTAAATTCCGGCGAAAAGAAAAAGGCCGAAAGCGAGAAGTTTTCCGAGGATGACATCATCGAAGAGGTTCTGCTGGCCTACAACTTTGTGACCGGATACCTGTATAAACCGGAAGCGGAGCGAAAACGGCTCCGTCTTGCGGAAGAGATAATGACCGCTAAAGAGTTTCGAGACCGAGAGCGATACCGGAAGGTCGTGAACAAGGGTGCGAACCTTTGGTACACGCAATCTTCGCAGTACGCAATCACGCTCGAAGACGAGACGCTCGTCAAGACTTGGAAAGACGCGGGAATAACGAAGGTTCAGTGGGTAACGGAACGGGATGACCGGGTGTGCCACGAGTGCCGACCGCTTGACGGTAAGGTGTTTGATATCGACCATATCCCGGAGAAGCCGCATTATAACTGCCGATGCACATTGAAACCAGTACGGATGTAGGCGGGAGGCCGCTTCTATATCGAGGTCAGAGAAGACCTCTAAATAATCGCACTTACTGGCAGAGAAGCCACAAACCACAAACAACGAGGCAGAGAAGCCTATAAAACGCAAGGAGGATTGTCCAAATGAAGATTGATGTTACGAAGATTTCCGGTTACGACAGCATGTCTGCGGAAGAGAAGGTGGCCGCTCTGGAAAGCTACGACGCAAATGTAGTTTCCAAAGATGTTTTCGACAAAACAGCTTCCGATCTTGCCGCGAAAAAGAAAGAGCTTGCCGCTCACCTGTCTGCCGAGGAACAGGCCAAAGAAGCTGACCGAGAAGCCCGCGAAAGTTTACAGACTGCCTATGACACGCTTCAGAGACAGTTTGACGATCTGATGAAGAAGAATCAGCTCTCCGAGATGAAAGCGGCTCTGGTAGCAATGGGCTACGACGAGAAGACTGCGGCTGACCGAGCCGAAGCGAAAATCTCAGGCAATGTAGCCAAGGAACTGGCGGCTGAGAAAGCCCACCTCGAAGCCCTCGAAAAGAAGTGGCAGACCGAATCCCTTATGGGGATGAAGAAGCCGGTTCCCGACGGAGGCAGTAACACGATGACTTTGGACGCATTACGCAAAATGTCTGTTCAGGAACGAGCGGAGTATTACCGCCAGAATCCTGAAGAGTACAAAGCACTTTACTCAGGAGGTAAAACCTAATGGCCAATGTTTATTATGACAATTTTTATTTGTCCACCGAGGTCGAAGATCAACTGATTACGCAGCTTGACCTTCAGAGATTCGCCACCATCGATAACAATCTGGTAGGCGAACCCGGTATGGTTCGCAAGATCAATATCTACAGCGGAACTGACGGTGCGCAGATTCTTGCTCTTGGTTCCGGCAACACCACTTCTATCGAGGTTTCCTATACCCCGAAGGAGTATCGCATCGAGACCCTTCAGGCGCGTTTTCAGTATTACGATGAGGAAGCTATGGCCGACCCGATGCTCGTCCCTGTCGGCGTTCGCAAGATCGGCGTGGACATCGCCAACACCCTGAACCAGAGTGTTATCGACGAACTTGTTGATAACACCGGTATCTATATTCCCGGTGCGACCATCGACTTTGATGTGTTCGCTGATGCTCAGGCTCTGATGAACATCGAGAACCTGGAAGGTACTGAACTGTACGCCCTTATCGCTCCTTCCGATGCCGCCGCTCTCCGTAAGGCTCTGAAATCTACTCTTCAGTATATCGAAGCCTTTGCTCGTCAGGGATACATCGGAACTGTCGCCGGTGTCAATGTGTACATCTGCAAGGCACTTGACAAGGGTGATCTGGTTATCGCCGCTCGTGATGCTGTCACCATCTTCAACAAGAAGGGTGTCGAGATCGAACAGCCCGGTCGTAGCGAGACTGCTGCCAATGTCCGTCAGAACACCGTCTTCGGTCGCAAGTATTTCATCACTGCGATGACTCGCCCGAATCACGCTGCGTATATCACCACCGCGTCCGATGCGATGACGAGTGCTACCGGTACTGCCGTTGCGGGTACTATGTACTACGAGAAGGTTGGCACCAACTATACCTACAAGCCTGTTGCGGTCGGTGCGTCTGTTTCCGGTCTGTATAAGTTTACCTAATAACTTGAGGAGGCAGCCAGTATGGACAATCAGACCAAGCTCACGACTCTGAAAGCGTTCGTTTCCGAGTCGGACGAAGAAGTGCTGTCTGCCTTTCTTGCAATAGCCGAGAGCGGTTTGCTTCGCAGATTGTATCCTTACGATCAGACTCAAACCGCTCTGCCGGATTGCTACGCAATGACGCAAATTAAATATGCGGCGTATCTGTTAAACAAACGAGGGCTTGATTTTCAGACGGTGCATATTGAGAACGGTGTGCATATGCATTTCGACGAGACGGATATTCCTGCGGCTATTGCGATGGAGATCACTCCTTACTGCGGGGTGATCTAATGAGGCTTGCATTTGCACTCAAACAACCTTTCTGGTTTGCACTGTATGAAGGGAAAACAGCAGTAGCCGGTACTCTCAGCCATAGAGTAACATACTCTGCCCCGGTCAAGTGGGAAGGGAATATCTCTCCTGCGTCCGGTCAGTCTCAGCCTCAGATGTTCGGCATAGATGTGTCCTACGACAACATTATTGCCTTATCGAATGAGGATTATCCGGGGATAGATGAATACTCGGTTTTGTGGGTAGGCATTACTCCGGAACTGGATTCTGACGGGAACCTTGCGGTAGACGAAGCTGGGCGGGTAAAGACTCCTCACAACTATATCGTGAAGAAGGTAGCCAAGAGCATTTTGTTCACGACTTTAGCAATAAGCAAGGTGATGGTCAGTGGCTAAGAAGGTTATAGACATTGACATCTTCTCCCCTAAATCTATTGAGGACGCAATCTGGGAACTGCAACGGTATAAGCAATGGCGTATCGAACGAGGCTTATTTCTGCTGAAAGAGAAAGTAGCTGATTTTATTCAAACTCAGGCACAAGCGGGTTTCGATAGCTCGATAGCGGATGATTATACCGAAAATACACCGCTTGCACCAAGGATGTCTACGGTAACAGTTTCTACGCAACAGGACAACGATATTACCTTGGTGGTTGCTACCGGTGGAGACGCTATCTTTATTGAGTTTGGTGCCGGTGTTCATCATAACGGTGCTTCCGGATATTCGCCTCACCCTTGGGGTGAAGAACACGGATTTTTAATCGGTGAGTACGGAAAAGGCAAAGGTGCCAATGATAAATGGGCGCTTGACAGCGACGTATGGACTTATGGTACTCCCGCTACGATGCCTATGTATAACGCGGTACAGGCACTAAAGCAAGCGTTTCCGAGTTTGGTGAAGGAGGTGTTCGGATGATTGATATTACTGTTCTGGAAAATCAGTTAGGCGCGGAAATAAAAACCGCAGTCTTAGCCGAGTTTCCTACGGCGTTTATCACAGACGAATATGTTCCCTCCCCTACTGATTTTCCTTGTTTGTCTATTGTCATCGTTGGGAATACGGTTCGTTCGACCGCTTCCACGAGCGACGAGATAGAAAACTATGCCGATCTCTCTATAGAGGTGAACGGGTATTCCAATCGCATGAACGGTAAGAAGCAGGAATGCGACAAGCTGATGGCGATTGTGGATGGCGTACTGGCTCGCCGGAATTTTAACCGGACGATGCTTCAGCCGATACCCAATTTAGCTGACGCTACTATCTACCGCAAAACCGGTCGCTATACGGTGACGGTAGGTAAAGACTTAAAACTCTATAGGAGGTAATGTAATGGACGCTATTACTACCTACAAGGTATACCTGATGCTGTCCACTGACTCGGGATCGAGTTATTCCAAGCTCGTGGACATCAAAGATTTTCCCGATTTGGGAAATGCGCCGGAAAAGTTAGACAAAACGACCCTGTCTGACCCGATTCGTTTGTACGAAAACGGTATTCAGGACATCGATGATCTTACTTTTACCACCAACTACAACAAGGTTGACTTCACCGCCCTCAAAGCCCTTGAGGATAATACCGACAAGTATTTTGCGGTATGGTTCGGTGCCAGTGAGTCCGGCGGCGTTGCGACTCCCGATGGCTCTGATGGTAAATTCAGCTTCACGGGCAAGCCGTTCACCTATGTGCAGGGTGGCGGGGTCAATGAGATCGTGGACATGCAGATCAGCATCGCTCTTAGCTCACCCATCGCTTTTGCGTAAAGCTCACAGTTACGGAGGATTAAAATGACTATCACTTTCACTTACAAAGATACAAAGTACACTCTGGAGTATACGAAAGAGACCGTAATGGCTCTTGAGGCACGAGGCTATAAGCCCGATGATATCGGGGATAAGCCTATGAGTAATCTGCTGCCGCTCTACCAGTGTGCGTTCCTCGCCCATCATCCGATGATTACTTCCGCAGTTACGGATGAGATTTATAAGCTCATTCCGAACAAACTGGATTTTATGAAAAAGCTCGTAG